GCAGGTGCCTGGGGCGCTGCTGCCGCGAGGTGCAGGGCGTTCACCAGCCAATCGGGGCGCTGCGGGGGCTCGTCGCAATCCGCCTCCTCCCGGTAGATGCCATCCAGCCGGATCAAGGCATCAGCCACGATGCGCGCCGGGGCAGCAGGCGCTTCCAGGGCGGGCGCGGCGGCAGGCTCACCAGCACGCACCAGGGCGACGGAGTAGCTTTCTGCTTTGCGGCGTGTCTCCGCGCCGTACTCGGTGGACATATCGTGCTTGTGAGCAGCGCTGATCACGTTCAGCGTCTCGGGATGCATCCACGCCACCACGCCCTGGGGCGCCACAGCGGCAGGAGCTGCCACGGCGTAGAGCGGTTCTGACGTGTAGCCGTTGTCGTCGGGCGTATCGGACAGCCAGGGCTTGATCGTGGGGTCGCTCGGGTCGCTGATGCGGTAGCCGGCGATGGGCTGTTGCTTCGTTGCTGTCATGAGGCTTCCTTGGTGATGCGCCAGTGGCTGGCAGTGGTGTTGATGACGTGGCCTGCGCGCTGCAGCAGCGGGCACTGGGGTGGTTTGGAATTCACGGGATGCAGAAACAGGAAAGCCCTCGCGGCATGCACCGGGAGGGCTTCGGGGGAAATAAAAAAGCCCGCACTGTGCGGGCTGACCAATTTCAGGTGATTGTGACTACGACTTTCCTGCGAAAAACTGCACTGCGATCATTATCAGTGTCACCACATTCAATCCGATCGTCGCGTATACCAATCGCTCTGTGTGCTGCACTAGCCTTTCGTTAGTTTCGATCTGCTTCTTGCCGACTCTTACATCCACAAGTGTCTGGATGAATGGGAACTCTGATGGAGATCCTGATGGATTTAGGTTCAGCCGTTCTATCAACTCTTCGTCGCTAGCCTCAAGATATGCTTGCGTTGAAGGCCGTCCAGTATTTCTCACAAAATTAGACATGTTTTGCACGCTTAATTGTTTAGGCGCTGCTAATGATAACTGAAGAGTTTCAACATGCATATTTTCAAGGTGCCAAGCTGTCTGATGGCGATTGACTGATCTAATTGTTCTGAGAAAGAGCAGATCTGGAACGTGGCACTGTCATTGCCAAAAGTCGGAGGCCGCGGTGAAAGAAAAAGCCCCTGGCGCGCGCACCCAGGGGCTTGAGGCGCCGCCTAGACTTGGCGCGCACCTCCTTGCTTGGTGTATCGGCAGCCGGTTGCCTAACTTTTGGCTGTTTCGATCAGAAACTGCTCGCGGTCCTTGCCGTTGATCCAGTTCGGCGGCTTGCCGCGGCCGGTCCAGGTGGCGCCTGTGGCCGGGTCGCGGTACTTCGGGGCGCCCACGCTGCTCTTGGCCTTGCCCTGGGGGAAGACATCGGCAGCGGTCAGGCCGTGCTCCTGGATCAGCGCGCGGGCCGCGGCGATGCCCTCGGCTTTGCGCTCGGCCTGGGCCTGGGCGATCTGGGCTTCGAGTTCGGCCTTGCGGGCCAGCAGGTTCTGGTATTCGGTCATTTCAGGGTTTCCTTTCGTGGCGCCGCGCGGGCGCCGTGGGTGGTTCAGTGGATGGTTCAGGCCGGTTCGCCGGTCACGGCCGCCGCGAAGGCGTCTTCGGGCGTCTGGTTCACAGGGTGGTTCGGGTCGGTCGGCGGCTCGTCCTCGCCATCCACCTCCAGCTCCTGCTGGCCCTCGTTGTCCGGCTGGTTGGCGGGCGTGTCCGGCTTGCCGGCGCGGTAGCCCTTCTTGGCCTGCAGCAGCTCGGCCGGGGCCAGCAGCTTGATGTAGATCTCGCCCTCGGCGGCCAGGCCCGACAGCTCGCCGAAGACATCGTTGTCCTGCAGCTCGTCGCCGTTGTATTGGATGGTGCCCTTGATCGTCACGCTGCCGCCTTCGCTCAGCTCGTAGTGCAGGCCGGTCAGCACGGCGTCCATGAAGTCCACGTGCGCGTCTTCGATGCCCCAGTCCCAGATGAAGCGGTAGCCGCGCCACTTCTGGCCCTTGCCGTAGTGGTAGAGCAGGGGCAGCTGCGGGTGCCGCAGGTTCGGCAGCGGGATCAGCACGCCGGGCAGCGCCTCCTGGCCGGCCGTGGCTGCCTTGTTGCAGTAGTGGTGCTCGCGCAGGCCGGGCTCCAGCAGGTCCAGAAGGGTGTTCTCGCCCGTGAGGGTGAAGGAGATGTCTATGGCGCGCACCTTCTCTTCGCCGTGCAGCTCGCGCCGCGGGTTGGCGTTGGTGATGGTGACGGCCGTGGATTCGGCAAGTTCAAAGGCCATGGTGGTCCTCGGTGGTGGTTGAAACAGGGATGGTCTGGCCCAGAGCCTGGGCGGCGTACTCGCGGCCGAGCTTTTCGGCCTCCAGGGAGACGCGCAGGAATGCGCGGGCGACCTGCTCATGCGTGAAGTTGTCCGCGCCGATGGGCAGGCCCGTGATCAGGCCAGCCAGCCGCTGGGCGAACTCGGCGGCCGGGATGGTGGCGGCGCTCATGCCCCGGGCATCTCCGCGCGCAGGGCCTCGTACTTGGCGTTGAGGTTCTTCCGGTCTTCCTGGTCGGGCAGGTCGCCGATGAAGCTGGCCACCTCGTCCAGCTTCTCGGGGCTCTTGGCCTTGAGCATCTGGGCGAGCAGCTCGGGTGCGCTGTAGCCGATGGCGGCCGGCTGTGCTGGAGCCTGGGCGGGCGCGGCCGGCGCTGCAGCGGAATCGATCGCGCCGTCCTGCTGCTGGTCGTCGCCGTGCGGCATGTCGTCCGGCATCATGGTGAACTCGCCGTCGATGATGTTGCTGTTGTCCAGGTTCTGGTCCTTGCCGGCCTCGGCCATGCCGTCCAGCGCGGCGGCTGTCTGGAATTCGATGGACAGCGGCAGGTACTTGGCCAGGCGGCGGATGACGGTCTTGCGGCCCATCTCCGTGAAGTTGTCCTTCCAAGGGCCGTATTTGCCCTTGCTCTGGGTGCCGGCCATGATCTGCTCGACCTGCAGACGACTCATGAACTCGAAGCAGTGGCCGCCGTCCTTGAGCTTGGCCACGGCATAAAAGCCGATCACCTCGCCGCGCTCACCCATGGCCGGGCGGTGCTCCAGCTTCTCGTCCAAGCCGTAGACCAGATCGAAGGTGTCCTGCTCGCAGACCTCGTGCGCCGCGATGCTCACGATCTGGCCGCTGCGGCGGGCCAGGTCGATCAGGCCCTTGTAACCGATGATCACCTGCACGCTGTTGACCCAGCGTTCAACACCCTGTGCATCCTTGCGCTTCGTGTTGAAGGGCACGAGGTAGGCGTGGCCCAGCACCGTGTTGGGCTCCAGGCCCATCTGGGCGCACTGGCCGATGGCGCCGACCAGGCTGGCGACGTCGCACTTGGCCAGGGCCGGCGTGGTGGTGGCCGCGATCTGGGCTACCTTCAGCAGCCGCTCGGCGTTGAGGTGCTTGGGCAGCATCTTGGCGATCTCGCCGCGCTTGCTCTGCAGCAGGTGCGCGATCTGCTCCTTTGGCTTCATCTGCGCCAGGGGGCGGGCGGCGGCGGGCGCCTGGGGAATGGTGGTGGTCATGCAGGTTGCTCCTGGGTGTTGCCGCGCAGGGCGGTTTCGTACTGGTCCACCAGCTGCTTGAACTGCAGCAGCTCGGCTTCCATGGTTTCGATGTAGTCGTCGTCGCGTGGCACGCGCCAGCGGGTGAAGTCGCGGCCCACGGCAGCCAGGGCCGGGCAGTAGATGCAGAAGTCCCACCAGCGCCTGCCGGTGATCCACATCCCGCCTTGCACCTGGTCCATGAACTCGCTGATGTCGTTGTCCAGCAGGCTGGCGCGCAGGCGCAGCGGGTCGATGAGGCACTTGTATTCGGCGCCGCCGTCCGGCTCGATCAGGCCGTCTGCGCTGGCCCCGAAGAAGCGGTCGGGCGTGGTGATGAAGCCGCAGGGCAGCACCTTGACGCCGGCATGCACTTCGTGCGCGGCGCGCGCCACAGGCTCCAGCTCGTGTCCGCGCCGCATGGCGTAGGTCTCGAAGCCTTCGTCCAGCGGCTCGCGGCTGCCGCGCTCGATGGCCAGGCGCAGGGCATAGCTCTTGGCGGCCTCGCTGAAGTCGCCAATGGGCAGCCCCTCGATGGCGCGCTGCACGGTCTCGGTGATCTTGGGGCGCGTCTTGTAGCCGGCCTGGGCCGCCGCGGCATCCATGGCCATGCCGGCGCGGATGCCTGCCACCAGGGCCGCCTGTTGCTCCGTCAGGCCACCAACGCGCTCGCGCGCCGTGGAGAACATGCTGGCCGTGATGACGCCGGAGCGGTCGCGCTTCCATTCGTCCGTGCCCTGGGCGCTGTAGTGGACGATGAACTGGGGGGCGTCGGCCAGCGTGGTCATGCCAGCCCCGCCGCGATGCCGGCCAGGCCAGCGCAGATGGCGCTCAGACCGAGCCAGAGGAAGAGGTGGAGCAGGTAGTTCATGGCGCTTCGCCCCTGTGTTTCTTGAGGGCCTTCTCGGCCACATCGACCTCCCAGAAATGCCCCCATGACATGGGCTCTGGGTTGCCTCGGTAGCCGACGATTCCTGTGCTGCTCTGGGCGACCTCCAGCAGACGCTGGAGAGCGAGCGCGAGGCCGCCGTTGATCTCCGCGATGCGCAGCAGCTCGTCGGTGTTGGGGTGCTCGCGCGTCACGAGGCACCTCCATTCAGCAGTGCCTCAACCTGGGCCAGCTTTGCCTTCGCCTTCTCCAACTCGCCAGCTGTCAAGCTCGACATCTCGAACTGCTGGCACTTCATAGCCCGAGAGCTCGGGCCGACCTTGCGCCCCTTGCGGTTGTCGTGGACTTCCTTGGGGCAGGAGTTCGTCATCCACCTCGAGCAGCTGCCGCACTCGCTTTCCATAGCGCTGATCCGCTCGCGCAGTTGCCGGGCTTCATGGGTGCGGTGCACGCGGTCGGACAGGCGGCCTGCCCAGTCCCAGATCTCGCGGCCATCGGGAGATATTTCGGTCGGCATGCTCATGGAGTCTCCTTGAGGCAGCTCACGCTGCCGTTTTCAAAAACAGGGGTGAGTCCCTCGCAGGCCCGTGCCGCGGCGCGCGCAGTGCGCTGCTCCTGCGCCGTGGGCTGGGGCTGCTGCGCTTCTGCCTGGCTGCAGCCGACCATGGCCAGCAGACCCAGTACTGCCAGCACCAGGGCAAGCCAGCGGCCGTAGCGCGGCGGCCGCGACACGTCGAAGAAGGCCACCGCCTGCCGTGCGTCGCAGGGGAAGGCCTCGGCCAGCGTGCGGCGGTAGCGGGCGTCTGGGTCTGGGTTGAATGGCTCTGCCGGGGTCACTCGTTGCATGGGGCGTCCTCCAATTGAGAAGACCTCCCGGAGGAGGCCTGCTGAACACGCTTGAACTCGACTACCCAGACCCAGGGGTTTGCTCCCCAGGAGTCGGGACCGTTGATCGAGCACCACAGCCAGCGGAACTGATCGGACGGGTCAGCGTTCAGGCTTTCGGGCGACAGTGCGCCGGGCGCCCAGGTGGCCACGCCCTCGGCCGCTGCGTCCTGTTCGCTGATGTCCTGCAGGCGCTCCACACGCACCGCCGTGATCTCGAGCAGGATGCGGCTGGCCCAGCGTGGCATGTGGATGCTGGGGCGCCAGCCGTGCCGGGTGCTTTCGCCGTCGGCCCTGTATTCCACGTCATCGGCGGTCAGGGCTGGCGGGTAGTAGCCCGTCTCGTGGTCGCATTCGTCCTTGAACCACCAATGCGACTCGCGCACCCAGAGCCTGTCGCGCATGCCTCCATAGGGCGACGTGAACTGGATGCTGCCTTCTTCATCGCCGAAGGTGGTCCCGTTGTAGACCTGGCCGCGCTCCTGAGGGTCTGGCACTTCGACAACGTGGCTCAAGTTGTGGGCCATCGCTGGCTTGCAGATCCGGCGCGTCTGGGTCTTCGTGCCGGCCAACAGGGCGCGAATCATTGGCGCCGAAAAAAGTATTGGCCTTTCCTTCATACATGCCTCCATGTTTCGCCCCTCCAGATGCTTTCGACGGTGCTGGGATGCACACAGGCCAGGCGAGCCAGCGCATATGCCGAGATCCCGGCGTTGGAGAGTTGTTTGATAGTCTTGACCGCATGCCGGTCAAGTTTCGAAGCGGCGTTGTCCTCGCCGACGAGCGTTCTTCCGTGAGCAGTCCGGTCAGCAATGTTTTCTGCTGCAGATGCCCAGCGCAGGTTCTCGTGCCGGTTGTTCGTCGGGTCGCCATCGCCATGGGCGCACTGGCGCCCTTCGGGGCAGGGGCCGGTGAACGCCTCCAAAACCAGCCTGTGGACAGCGAATGTCTTCTTGGTGCCGTCCGCACTGCGTAGGCTGACGTACTGGTAGCCACGGTTCTGCACCCATGGCGCGAGCAGGCCTCCCGATGTTGGTCGATAGCTGCTCAGAGAGCGCACCAGTCCCTGGTTAGAAACTTCGTATCGGCCTTCATAGCCTGCAATGGGGCGCCAAATCTCGAGCGATTCCTCCGCAGAATGAATTTCATGCATAGCGTCCTCAGATAGCGTCAGCGCTGAACTCCAGCGCCTGGGGTTGGGTTGCGAGCGCGGCGCGGACCAGCTCGGGCGGCATCGGCTCGGCGAACTGGCGCTGCAGCGCGGCTTCGAGCGTGGCGCAGCGGGCCTCAAGCTCCATCAGCCGGAACTCGGCCAGGGCAGGGTGGCGGGCGACGGTTGCGGCGTCAGGCAGCATTGATGCCCTCCGGGTAGCGGTTGGCGATGTGGGCCATGACGGCGGTGCGCAGCTGCAGGGCAGGCTGGCTGACCATCAGCGCGCCCAGCGCCGTGATGCTGTCGTGGTCCCCGTCGGCGATGGCCTCGGCCAGCATCTCGTCGAAGGACATGGGCAGGCCAAACGGGCCGGGCATGCGCTCGTGGAACCAGTCCGTGGGCGTCATGAACGCCGCGGCGCGCTGCAGCTTCTGCATGGCGCGGGCCCTGTCTTCATCAGCCGCAGCGGCGCGGCGGTCCATCTCGTTCTCCCAGCGCTCCGCATCCGCGCAGGGGTTGGCGGTCATCAGCATGGCTGAATCTCCTGTTGTGGTGGTTGCGGCCGCTGCGGGCCGGAAATGAAAAAGGCCCTGCAACTGGTGAAGCTGCAGAGCCTTGGAAGAAAAATGCCGATGCCGTGTTGGCGTGCCCGGGGAAGGGATTTGAGAGGGAGGGAGGAGAAGTCTCCCGGGCTCGGCGGAATCTGGAGAAGCAGTATGGGGACTGATTCTTAAGAAATGCTTTACGGCTTGTAAAGAAAGTGCAGGGCTTCCACCTGCTGCGGCTTGCGAGGCCTCTGCGACCCCGTGGCCAGGG